AAAGATAACAAGTTCCAGAACTAAGCCACCCTAAAATAAGCGCGTTGGCTAAATTATATTCAAATGTAAATAGTTCTGTCCATCCGTTTATTCCGAATAAAAATACACCAACCCAAAAGCCCATGCACATTGGGCAATGAAATAGTTTTCCAAAACCATTTAACCACTTTCTTGAGGGGCGCACTTTATTGAATATTGAACCAAAAATTAAAATCTGCGTTAATCCATATGCAGTTAAAATAAAATATATTAGATCCATGCTTCCTCTTTGGTTTTAAAATCTGGAAAAAAATCCCGGGGCGAAATTTTGGTAGGTCGTGTTTTTAAATTTGATTTAGTTATTGTCATTTAATACCTTTATTAACTTTTTTATTGACGTGCATCCTTTGCGCGTTTTTTTTCTCTTGAAGCGACAGCTATAGCATCGAGAAGGTCTGTAAGGTCGGAAATCGACATTGCCGAGGCCAGCATGCCCGCAGGCGGCGGCAATCGAACACTAGGTGGGGCATCTGATGCCCTTGCTATTGTGCCTGCCACGGGAGGTAAAAAAGGAGCAATCGTTTGGAGAAGGTCGAATGCCTGCGACGGCAATAGCGATTTTAGATCGCCTGGAATCAATTCTATTTTTTCCTCCCTCATAGCTTCCAATTCTTCCTTGATGATTTGTTTAAGTTTTGATTTTGTTAATTTCATTTTTAAGCCCTATACATTCCTGTTAAGCCGTAAGCAGCAGTGCTGCCGGGCCATCTATTTTGAACACCTTTTCTTTGTTGATGTGTCTTAGCTGCCCAATCCAAATCAGTAGATTCTTCATCGTCTGGCTCAAGGAGCCATTTATCTAGTTCATCTTCATATTTCTTCTCTCTGCTGTAGTGGGGCAGCTCCTCATCAACGAAATTGGATATTACATATAGCGCAATCTCGACTGGATCTATTTCCTCATCAAACGGAGGCGGTAAGTTTGCCTCTAAAGAGCCATATAAATTTCCGCCAGTTACTGAGTCCAATACGATCACTCCTTTTTTATTTAGAAAATCAAAAAGTCTGGATTGGGCCGCATATATGTGGTCTCCATGTTCTTCTTTTGGGAATGTAACAATTTTTAACATGTGTGGCATAAGAACAATATCAATATCCGGATGATCATTGATCGCAAAGCTTCCGTCTAATGTTTTGCGAATTTGTAAACTAATCTGAGCTTGTGGTTCTGGCTTTGGCTCTTCTGGCGGTGTCAATCCGGCCATGCCTAGCGGAGCTTCTTCCTCTTTTCCGATGGTTACTGTAATATCTGCCATTAGTCTTGAATCTCTTTTACTAAGTTTTGTATTTTTAATACTTGGTTAACCATTTCTTTATCAAGTGGTTTATTTTTAAATTCTTCGATAAGATTTAGAACATTTTTAGTTCTCTCTGACATGTTAGAGTCTGATTTAATCTCGTCTATATTTAGTGAGTTTTGAACACTTTCTCTAAGTCTATCAATTTCTTTTGTGAGAAAAACTTTTAGGCCTAGGCCATTATCGGAAAAAGACATAATATAATTATTTAAAAGATCTCTTTGTTCCTTCAACAAGCTTTCACCGTAGGTTTCATTAAACTTTTTAACAAAAACATTAAAGGCCAGCTTTGATATCGGCTTTACTTTTGTTTCTTCTTTCTTTTCTTCGCTGACAATTCTCTTAAGGATTTTTGTTTCTAATAAAACTCGATTTTTCGCTGAGACGGCCGTGTTGAAGATCTGTGATATTGTTGCAAAGCTTTTATAGTTAGGAACAAAATTAGAAAATACTTTTTTTGATAAAGTTTTATTTATTTTTGATATGAGCGCGCTTTGCTCAAAGAATATCTTATCTTGATCAAGTTTCTCATGCTCTTTTTTAACTTCTTGAATTAATTTCTCGCCAGTGTATGGGTCCATGCCATTGGATTTATGAAGTGCTTTGTACAGATCCATTTCTTTTGCAAGTTCAGTGTCTTGATTGAAGTGTTCTCTCATGAGAGAGATAATTTGAGCTTTTCTTTTGAAATCTTTGCTCATAACCGTCTTCGCAGCTTCGCGAACTAATACTTCATATAAAAAAGCTGTGTTTCTTTTTTTATTGTGTCTCGGGCGCATCAGTGGACTCCATTTCTTTTATTAAATCTTCTATTTGCTTATTAGCTTCTAAAAGTCTTTTTTCTTCATTATCATAAATAGTATTTTCTCCTTCATAAATCGCATTTTTTCCAAGGCCGGCCAATTCTAAATAGCCCTTGTGCAAATTTCTTTGAGCGGCGCTTCCAACTTCAGACGCCCATTGTCCTTTATAGTGCCTTCTTCTTGCGCCCATATCTCTTCTATCATAAGTTACAGGATTGTACCATTTTCCTTTAGATCCGGATGTTGTTGTTTGCGCTGGCCTGTCAAATGCATCTTTTTTCTCACTTTTATACCAATCTTCGTCACGTTTTCCTGGCGGGGTAATTGCGAGTGCGCTTTCTTCGCCCTCTTCGCCACCTTCTTCTTCGCCTTCTGCTTTTTCTTCTTCCGGAGTTTCCTCTGCAGCTTCGGCGCCGGCTTCTGCTTCTGGCATTGGCTCTTCTCCTGGCGGTAATTCGCCAGGTCCGCCTAACCCCATTTCTCCTCCACCAGCCTGAGCGGCTCCTGCCATTTGGGCCATAAATGCTTCTCCTACTGCCTCTATAGCTTGTGCAAATTTAGCATCAAAGAACATCTCTCTTTGAATACGAACAGCTTCTTCGTCTGAAACTCCCAGAATCTTCTCCCAAACCCATCGTTTGCTAAAGAAGCCTTCTGTTGCTGATCCGGCGGTATCAAATTTCATTCTCCAGTGTTCGAGTTCTTGCATCTCTGCCAATTGAGAAGGATTGTTTAATGATAATTTAAATGAAACTAAATCGTCGCCTCTAAACCCTAATGTATAAAGATGAACAACACCAATCTTTTCAAGCTCTGAGATGATCGATCTCTGCAATCTTTGAATTGTTCTAGCGAAACGAATGTCTTTTTGTGCTAATGTTGTTTTGTCTTCTTCCCCGCCTTCGCCGCGAGCAAGATAAGATTGGGGCACTTTTAATGCTGAAAATAGTTTGTCTCGCAAATATTTAACGTCATCAATATCGCCAGTATAAGTTCCGCCAGGCAAAGATTCTATCTTTGTGCTTTGCGTGCCTCCGCGGACTGGAATAAAATAGTCTTCATCAACGCTCATTGGATTGTAACGAAGATCAACACGGCCCGTTTCGGCATCAATAATTTGGTTTCTTTTCATTGAAGTGATAACTTTTTGCATGTATTGTTCAACATCGGCTGGGCCAACATTTCCAACATCAACATAAAATACTCTTCTTTCTGGTGAGCGGACAATGCGATAAGCCATCATTGCATCTTCAAGAAGTGTTAATTGTCTCCAAATTCTTCTTGCTGGTTCCAAAACAGAAGTGCCGTAGGGCGCATATTTATCATTTCCCAAGATACGGAAATGCCCCATCTGCCAATTCTCAAAAGTTAAGCCACCGGTGTTCCATTGATACTGTACATAATTTGGATTGGTTTTATCTTCGCCTTCTAACCTTTCAACATCTGACGTTGGAAGACCAATGGCATTAACAATGCCAACTTCGGGATTCAAGTCTAAATAAAGAAAAAAGTCTCCATATTTGCACATCGTTCGTGCCCAGCCAAATAAATTAAATTCAAGATTTAAAACATTATAATATAGTGTATCTAATATTCCTTTAATCTCTTCATTCCGACATTTAATCTCCATCATTCTTTTTATATTATTAGATGTTGTCATCTCATCGGCATAAATATCTAAAGCCGAAGCGATCTCGGGCGTATATTCCATTTGATCAAAGTCTACGTATCGCTGCGTTCTATTTTGCTGCGACATAATGTCGGCCGAGAGATTGTCGAATGGATTATATGACAACCGTTGGAAGTTTTGCCCTGCAACATCTTTGAATCTTGAACTATATTTATCTAGGCGTCGGCGCGAGAGCGCTCGTGTGCTTTGAGAGCGGTAGTTTATAATTGGGCCAGAAAATAATCTTGTTAATTTCTTAAATAAGGGCCACGATGCATCTTTTGGATTGTTATTTTTTTTGCCTGCCATTTTTTATCCTTTTATTAGCCACAAATGTTCTTTCCATTCATTTGTTTCCTTAGTATAATCTTTGCGGTTTTTTGCCATGCCTGGTATAGACGTATCTAAAACAGAATTACTCTTTATTATAGCACCTAGCATGGCCTTTTTATACTCAGAATCTCTTTGATTTTCAACAATTGCAGTATCCCTCACCCAACATCCAATTGCAATGGCCATAACTAAATCATCATTATAGCCTCTTTGTGCTTCCGGCCTTCCATTGTTCCATATAAAAGTATCTAATTCCGCCCTCAATCTAGAAGAATAAATTGTTAGCATTTTATTTCTAATAAATTCTTCGAACTTGGCGACTAAAAGTGGGCGAGTCTTAAGAGAGGTTGTGAAGCCGGCAACAGTGCCGCTCCTGCTTTCTGCAGTTAGTTGATCAACGTATTCGTGGCTTGATTTAATTGAATGATATACGTTTGGATAATTATTTTCTTTGAGTTTTTCCAAAACAGAAAACCCAACTGTATTGTTTTCAACAACAATCATACAATTTCCATATTCCTTTCCTGCATTAAATACTACATCAGAAAATAAATCTGGTGTGACTTTTCCCTGGTATTCTCCGATGACTTCCATCGTTTCTAGTTTAAAAACATGGAATACCGAATAGTCATTGCCATCTCCGCGTGCCACATCTGCTGATAGTAGATAAGTATTTTCAGGATTGAATTCTTCCCAGATCCAAAAGTTTCTATCAAAGCCAGTTCTATATTTGGGCGGCGTTACTTGTTTGTCGATTCTTGCAATATCATCAGAATGAATTACAGTTTCGCCAGAAGCGTTAAAATTACATTCTAATTCTTGGGCGATTTGACGTTGGGACATATTACGAGTTTCGCGCTCAAACCAACTTTGATCACGATCAGGGTGTGCATCCCACAATAATTTAATTGGGTGAAAGTTGCTTTTGCCAGAATCTGCGTCAATGTACGTTTTATGAAACCAGTTTCCTACGCCATTTGGTGTTGAAAGTGCGATGCAGCGACCACCAGTTGAAAGCGTGGGATAAAGGCCAGTCCATAATTCTTCTAAACCTTCAACATGCGCAGCCTCATCAATAACCAAAAGAGATAATGCTTCAGAACGGCCGGCGTCAGCAGAAGTTGAGGATGCTTTAATCTGTGAGCCATTGTTTAATTCAAAGGAGTTTCTATTATTTACTTCAACTTCAGCAATTTGAAGCCATTCGGGAAGATTCTTAAGCATGTGTTTCACTTTCTTGACAAGGTTGGATGCTGTGGTATATTTTGTTGCCATAACAAGAACATTCTTATCTCTATGAAATAACATCATCCAAATAATATATGCAGCAGTAATTGTAGATATACCAAGCTGCCTTGCTTTTAAAATAACAGTGAACCTATGGTCGTCAAAAGCATTAATTAGATCCGCCTGATAATCATAAGTTTTAAAAGGCACTAAACCTTCTATTGGGTGTGCAATTCTTGCATAATTATTGATAAAATAAACTGGATCCTTGCCGCTTTTGAGGATCTCTTTCATCATCTCTTTCTTGGTTAGTTTGTATCCCAACTTTATGCACCTTTTCTTGATACATTTTCTGGTTTTTTAGCACCAGGATATTGATCTTTCCCAATCGCTAACCACTTTTTTATAGAGTTATCCAATCGATCTTCAGAAGATGCGCTAACTTCTTCAGTTTCTCCCATGTTTCCAATTTTGAAAGTTTTGCTTGCCTGTACCCAGGTTTTTACTCTAGATGCACTTTGAGCATGCATATCTGTTTCACCGACTGCAGTCAAAGTTAAAGCACTTCCTGTTATGGATTTATATTCCTTTTTAAGATATTTAACAATATCATTAATTGTTGATTCGACATCATTTTCATATCCATTGCTGTGGAAATCTTTTAAAGAAATTTCTGAGTGGTAAGAAAGAATTAATTTATCCCCGTGTAGCTTCACATTAAAGCCATCCATTACGCGAGAATCAATAATGGGACACCCCTCTTCTCTTTTTAATCCGAC